TTTAAGCTATTAACCCTTGATTGTACAAGGTTTTAGAAGAAATTATATATCATACAAGGTATTAAATGCCCTCTCTTAGTCCACAAAAAGGTGAACAAAAAAAGCCCTAAAAAAGGGCGTGAAAATTATGAGTTCAGCAGGCAAGAACTAGCACGGTCAAACGTGCTTTTTTAATTGCTTGATGTCATTATACCATATTTTGCTTTTTGAATGTAACGTATCTCACCAGGGCATAATACTTTTTTAAAAAGAAATGTTGTATGTTAAAATGAGATAAGGAACTGGTTTGGCACCCTATGGCCTCTTTGAGGTCGGCGCCTAAGTCAGTTCCTTTTTGTAGTTCGAGATAGAGCAACAAGGATATAAAAATCATGTCTTATACACCAATAAAGCGCCCTCCCGATAGCTTTTAGCAAAATCAAGCAAGAATTCCATTTTGAGGCGTTCATATTCGGATTTATCAATATAAAAAATCTTGTAGAGTTGGGCTAAGGTTTTTCTGTTCCTTGACTTCGTAGTGAACAAATTAGCGAATATCTCACGCTTTACCTCGTCCAGATTATCTCTGTAAGCTTCAATCTCTGTAACCAACTCCACGGCTTTATCTTTGAAAGCTCCCTGATCGTTTTTTCGTTCTGCTAGTGTAAGCAGCGATTTGTAACTTTTTAGAAAATAGTAGGCTCTTCGTGCGGTCTCTATTTCATCTAAAATCATGTATCTTGATCCTTTCCCTTTTAAGCAAAAATATTGTATACTAAAATTAAACAAAGGAAGTAATCTTGTTCCCCTTGTCCACTGTGTGGTCGGAATGATGGTTACTTCCTTTTTTGTACTCCAAGCCTTATCAATGTAAGATACCTAACACTTGAAAAGTGCCTATGCCCTAATACTCAATATTCTCAACTCCTATTAGTTCAATCAATTATTTAAGCCATTCATCCAAAGACTATCACCTTTTCTAGTATAGTTTACAAACCTTTGATAGTGCTTATAATACCGTCGGCGTTTCATAAACTTCGGTCGTGCAGGAAAAGTATCAAACATATAGCCACCACGTTTAGGACTCCAACCCGGCTCTACCTTTCTAGCTTCTCTCAATGCGCGCTCCCAGTAGTATTGGCAGTCTGTCTTGCTGCGGTTTAGGGTTTGCTTATGTACTTGTTGGCATGATCCGCAACCATAAAGTATAAGCTGCTTATAGAGTATTCTACACCGCCGGCCACAAAGAGGGCATAGAAAGAAGTAGCGGCTGCCCCCTTTAGTTCCCGGTATTTTAGTCAAATTAAAGTAATCTTTATCAAAGGTGATACATAAGTTATCTAAGTCTATTTCTAGCTTTCTGCCGGCTAGTTCAGCTATACCATGGGAGATATTATTGATTTTCATAGGCTTTATAAATGTTTCTATTGCTATTGATTTCATTGTATCCATTCGTTCAAAATATCTATATGCAGAAAAGCCCAAATCTATTTACTTAGCGGTAATTATTCAACGCCATAACTCTATTTTAATCTAGTATTATGTCTGATTTTTAGAATCTGGTTTATTGACTGAAAGACCACTGTATTCACCCTCTTTATCTAATGACTTTAATAACTCAACACTTTCAGTTCCTACAAGCTCCAAAGTTCCATCAGCAGTCATATAATCCATAGAGATAGGATCATCAGAAAGTAAACGATCTGCGTAATCCAAAAGCTCCAGTTCATAGGCTGCTAGTTTATCTAACAAACTATCAAAGTTTTCTGATTTTTTTAGTTGTTGCACACGCTTCAGTTTGTACCGGCTTTCTATGGTATCCCCTGTCTCTGGCTTTTCAAAACCATCACAAATCCTCTTGAAAGTTTCGCTTAGGCTCTTATCTTCGGCATAGTCAGCGACAAGCTGCCCATTGCCTTTATAAGTCAACTCAATCACTGGCTGATGGTACGTTCCTAACATGTACCCCATAAGCGCATGACCTGCTGTTTGGGCTGTCTGATGATCTGCGAAAGAGTGAGTAAATGTAAATGTTTTTGCTTTCTCTGAAATAGTTTTTAGTGTCATTTTGTCTGTCTCCGTTTCTTTGATTAAAAATTCCGCTTCATGCGTTTGTCTGTGATACCGGCCATAGTGAATACATTCCCCTCTGACCTTTTGCCAATCCGACTGACTAGTTTAGGATTGTAGATTTGTGCTAGCTCTTTACCAGTATGATTGGTGTTGATGATTGTTGTTTCTCGCTTGTCAAAGATTTTGAAAAGAAAAGTCTGCACCCAGTTATTAGCTTCTCGTTTTTGAGAAGTCATGGCGCTTTCTGTTCCTAAGTCATCAATGAAAAGATAGTCAACGGAAGTAAGAAGCTTTAGGGCATCTTGCTCTGTAAAATCGCTATGTTTATACTGCCATCCTGACTGTATGCGTGTGACTATCTCAGCAATACTGACAAATAACACGCGCTTAGCATCTTCTTTGCTATTGTAGCCCTCGTTGATTGCTCGAGCAAGGGAGTAGCACAAGTGGCTTTTACCTACTCCTGGCGGGCCAGTAATGATAGTATTTCCTCGCATACCGTCTAAGTATTGTTTGGCTTGTTTTATGGCAAAATCTTTTGCTGCTTTCTCTTTTGGAGTCTCAGCTTTGAAATTCTCAAAAGTGGCATTCAAAATTTCATTTGTCACCGTACTATCTCTTTCAAATACTCGATAGGCTTCGAGATTGGCATTGCGTCGTATAGTAGCTATTAGGTTTTGATTGTCCGATTCCATGAAATCAAGTTCAAAATCCTCTTTGCTGTGGTTTAATGATTCCATTTTTTTACCTCTTAGCCTAGATTTCCACCAAATGGATCAGTAATGTTTACTGTTTTTTGCGCGTGTCCTTTGTCAGTTATATAGCGCTGTTGCTCTTCTTCTTGCCGTGCAATGGTCTTTATACCGTTTTGAGTCCAGTTCTTCAAGATAGTATTGACATAACCAAAGGAGCGTTTACCATTGTCTGCAGCTTTATCAATAGCTAGTTTAATTAAATCTAGTTCTAGCTTATCTTGCGTGTGGTAGTCCATTAGTTGTTGATATTGTACCCCGTCAATAACTCCAATTCTAGATTGATAATATTTAGAGATTTCAGCAGAAGCAGATATTTTTTCTCTATCTCTTTCTTCTGACTCTAACTCTATCTCTTTCTCTATATCTATCTCTTTCTCTATATCTAACTCTATCTCTGTCTTACACGTAGTTAACGTTGTAAGATTTTCGGATAACGTTGTAAGATTGTTCTTCTTTTCTTTCTGTTCTTTACGGTATTGTCGCATATAGGCAGCTTGGTTAGTTTCCTGTTGTACCAAGGCTTTAGCCTGTGCCATCTCTGCATTGCTATCACTATCAACTTGAATAAGTCCGCACTGTGTGAAATAGCTAAGCGTCATCCGTATATCATCTTCTGACACATCAAGTTTTAGGGCTAATTCTTCCGCAAGATCGTTGAAGTATCCCTCATAGTATAAAATGCAGTCGCTTTCTAAGCTTTCAAGCATTAAACGGATATAAATAACCGTCATAGTATAGCCGCCGGCTATGTTTTTAAGCTTTTTAATAAAAATGTTATCAAAAAACTTTTTATCGACTTTTAGCCAAAAATATACTTTCGTTTTAGCCATTATCCACCCCCAAAAATATTAGAATATCGCTCACTCTGTAAAAGACTTTTCTAGTGTCCTCTACTGGTGGCTGATAGCGTCTCAATCCGGCACGCTCCCAGCGCTGCAGCGTCCGGGCTGTGATACCTAGTTCCTCTTTAATCTGTCGGGGTGTCATTAGTCCTAGCTGCCTAGGTGTGGGCTGTTTACTGACTTTTAGAAAATCAGCGACTAACTTTAGAATGCCCTGATTTAAGCTGCTTTCGCTTTCTTTACTCAGACTGAACAATAACTATCACCCCCTATTCAGAAAGGCCTTATAGCTCTCTAAATCGGCATTTAAGAGCACGTTTAGGCGGATTTGTTCTTTTTGTACTTGGTTTTTCAAAGGTTTGACCCCGTCTATCAGTTCTGCCTTACTGGCTGGGATATAGTAGCCACTGTGTGGGATAAGACGCGCTCCAATAATCGGAATCTTGTATCGAGTTATTAAGTGACTGATAATCTCTTGGACGGCTCGCTTTTCGATTTTCAAAATTCTAGCAATCTCAGCGCCTGTAATGGCATTCTCACCCCCAACCTTGATTAGATTGAGAACTCGCTTATAATTCTCTGGCATAGTTGTCTGTGTCATTTCACACCTCGCTTTTATTTTGTTTCAGGTTTTCAATTTCCTTAGCCATTCTGTGGATGGTTTTCTGTTGCTCTTCCAAAATTCCAATGATTCTGCCTATATTGGTATTAGTCCTGACAGCAAACTCACAAACCATACTGTTGAATGATTCATCATTTTTGGACTTTGTTAGGCTCTTTTTCTGCTCTTCTAGCTCTTTCATGTACTCAGAGAAACTGAGAATATTATTGTTAGGTTCGAATTTATCGGCCATTTCTAAAACCCTCCAGCTCATCAGCATCGTCGCACTCCAAAAGCTGACTAGCTATATCATCAAGCTCGGCTATAATCGTTTCAAATACCTCGTATGAAGAGCTTAGATAGCTTGTGGCTAGGTGTGTAAAGGTGAATAAATCTCGGTCTTTTGCAAGAGACAATCCAGCTTGAGCCACTTGATCCATTTTTATTGTCTTTAGGATATTACACAGTTGGCATCCTAAGCTCTGCAGTTCTTCGACAGTAAGTTGTACAGTTTTAGTTTGTTCTGTTTTTTTAGCCATTTTCTTGTTCCTCGCTTTTATAGTGCTTATTTCCCGCATTGTTGGATAAGTGCTTGTTTTTCTTCTTCGCTAACTGTATCAGCTACAAAAAGCACATCTAGTTCTTTAACGTAAAATGCGTTACGATTTAGTTTGTTGTGGTCAAAGATTGAGATTTCCATGTTCTTGTCTCCTTTAGTTGTACTTGCGTCCTGCAAGTTGAATATAAGCCCCATATTCGGGGTTTAGTTCCTCGGTGGTATATTCTACCGCCCGAGTGTTTTTCGTCGCTCTGAGGGGCTTTGGTGAGCTCTGAGAGCCTTTTAGATGCCATGGCTTCCAGATTAGGAAAAGCAGCAGCAATACAAAAACGATTGCTTGCCCTGGCGTCATGTCAATTTCTTGGATCATAGCTTTATCCTTTTTGAATTGTTTGGCAGTTAGAGATGCCTGCTCTCTGCGGTAGCATTTTTCAATAGCCTATGTTATAATTTAGCTATAAAATCTTTACTAAAACCCTTTTAATAACAGCTTGCCTGCTTGTTAATTTGTTTTGGTGATAGTGTGAAAGCCTTTCTGATTTGGTCGTCTGTTAAGGCTTTTTTGTTGCTCTCACGCGCCTTGTGGTGCGTTTTCTTTTGGTCTGAATACCATAGACTTGATATCCTGATAGCTCATGTTTAAGCCAATCATTGCGATAGCCATATCTTCTAAAGCTTGGTATCTGACTAGCTCGGTACTGGTTAAGCTGTCAATGCCTGTAAGACCTCCACGCGCTGCCACTAGTTGCTTTTTATTCATGCCGCTAGTGCCTTTTAGCAAAAGGTTTGTAATGGTGCTATGCGGATGCTTTGGTTTTTGTTCCCAGTTCTCAATGCTGTCATGCAAAGCCTTACGCTTGGGCTTTTCTAAAGCACGCTGCAGTTTGAACTTTGCTAGCTCGTCCCGCATTTCAAAGAATGCTTTGACTAGGTTTTCTTTGAAGTTAGCCACTTGCTCTGTATTCTTTAAGAATGTGATCAGTAGGGTTGCTTGTTGCTCGTTCAGTATATAATCTTTAGCTTGTTGTCCACTCGGCAAAGGTCTCATTTTAAATGCGACCTTTCCAAAACGTTCTAAGCGTTCAACGTTCTTTCTGATATGTTCTTGTACTGCGTGGTGCTTCACTCCAGCACATTCAGCGATAATCTCGCTTGTTGTGTACGGCTCTTTCTTGCCGTCCATGTAGACTAGATTCATTGGGTACTCCTTTCTATTAACAGTCTTCTACTAGCCAATTCATAACTACTTGATAGATGCGCTTAGGCGCGTCATAGTCGCCGTTTTCAACCTTAGTATAGGTCTGTGGTTTAATTCCTAAAAGTTCAGCAACCGCCTTTTTTGTTTGCTGTTTTTTTGCACGTTTTACACGTACTTTTTCTGCTAGTTCAAGCGTGATCAGCATTATGTACCCTCCTTTCTACGGCTTTTATTGCCGTTGTTTAATCTAATTATACGACATTAAATTACGTAAGTCAACTAATTTTTGTGTTTTATTGCTCTTTTTATGGCTTTTATTGCCGTTGTAAGTTATAATTTATTTGAAAGGTAATTTTTGCTTATGAATAGAATTAAAGAATTGAGAGAGAAAAAGGGGTTATCGCAAGACAAATTAGCTAAACAAATAGCAGTAAACCTAAGAACATTACAACGCTGGGAAAATGATGAAACAGCTATTCGAAAGAAAAATGCTAAAAAGCTAGCAGACTATTTTGATGTATCAGAAAGTTATTTACTTGGATATTCTGATATTAAGAATCTCAAAGAAATGGAACATCATTTTTTGCCTGAAGAACATATTGAGGCAAATGAAGAAGAACGTCAAAAAATTTATCAGTTAATTGAAGAGGAGAAGTCAGAGTTAGAAAATCTTAACTTAGTTTCTTCTTGTGCTCTAGCTTCATACCACATTAACCAATTATTAGATATCTTATTGGATATACAAGGGGCGTCCTTAGCAAAGTATGAAAATAAAAAATTGAGAAAGAAAGATTTGATAGCAATTAGCGAACTTTCAAAAGAAATCGATGGAAATAAATCTGAGGTGTATAACATGCTTGCACAGGCTTCTGAAATTTTAAAAATGATTTCATTAAAATCATAGAATTTGACAGGAGTAAAATGGGATTGTCACAGAAGAATTTATACTTTTTCTTATCTGCGCGTGATTTCTAAAACTTATACAAGTCAGCCATATCAAACACACTAAAGACAGAAAGGAAACTAAATGACCTATAAACAAGATTATCTGGATGATATTCTGATCCGTATGGCCTACCATTCCAGTGGGATTGAGGGAAACACTATATCTCTTCCCGAAACGGTCAGTATCATCTTAGAAAGCACCTTGCCAGGGAAGCATAAGAGTATCAGAGAGTTCTATGAGATAGAGAACCACAAACAGGCTTTTTCTTTGTTGCTAGATAGCTTGGCTAATAACGCTCCCTTGAATGTAGGGCTAGTGCAAGATTTCCATGCGCTATTGACAGACCGCCTGCAGCACGATAGAGGGCAGTTTAAAACTGTTCAGAATGCCATCATAGGGGCGGAGTTTAAGACGACTTCACCGGAGGAAACGCCTTTTTTGATGGCTCAATGGGCGGACAATACAGCTTATAGACTAGATGCGGCAAAGAGTGAGCGTGAGATAGTAGAGATACTGGCTGATACGCATATCCAATTTGAGCGTATTCATCCGTTTAGTGATGGGAATGGACGCACTGGCCGCTTGGTTCTGATGTACTTAGCCATGAAGTACCTAGGTTCTCCGGTCATTATCAGCAAGGATGACAGGGCGGAGTATATGGAGCTTTTAGCTGCTCAAAACATCCAAGGACTAGCTAACTTATTGCAGCAGTCACTGGATGCCGAAAGGGAGAGAATGAGCCAGTTTTAGCGCTGGACTACTTTTGTACAAATAATTAAAAGAACCACCGATGAAATCATGATACAAGCTAAGTATCTGAAATTTGCTGGTGGGCTTTAGGAGGTTATTATGGGATTTTTTAGCGCACTGTTTGGTAAACGGGATAAGATAGCACCCAGCAGTTATAGTATTAGGGGAATAGACTATTACACTCCAGAGTATTATAGACTTTTGAGCAGCGACCCTGATATTTCTAAAATATACGGCCGAGATCATACTTTCCCAAATTATAGTGATACTTATGTTACTGATGAAAACTATAAACTTAGAGAATTACTTTTGTTAGTCTGGTGGGGAAAGCCAAAGAACGGAAGAAAATCGACTGTCTCTATTCCAAAGTATTTCTTTTCTGACTATAACTTAAACGCAGAGAAACTAACTCGCATTTTCAAGTCAAAAGGTCTAATTGCTGATGTAGGAGATAAAACCTTACTGACAGAAAAAGGACAAGAGTTATATGAGAAGTACAAAGCGTTGTGGGAAATTCATTCTGTAAAACAGTATCCGACCAATCTTGATATTGACTTTCCAAATTGGAATAAAGAGCATTTTGAATTGGAACTGTACCGGATGGAATTGAAATATTACAAAGCGCACGCTAAATACTGCAAGAAAATGATTGACTTTTTCAATTCATTCAACGCCCCTGCTTCTGCACAAGAAATCCAAAACGAGATTAACTACTATGTGAATGACAGGAATAGCGACCTTTCCAAAGTCAATGACTATCAAGAGAAAATCGCCATAATGGAAGAAAGAATAAACGATAATAAAGACAAACTCGAAACCTTGTCAGTAGAATAGTTCTATATCTTAAAACGCAATATAAGCTCTTCTAAGCCCCTTGTTTTTATCTCTGGTATATTTTAATCAACCGACCTTTTAAAACCGAATAGAGAGGCTGTCTCGTAGCTTCTAGCATGATATAAACCATAATCTAAAACCTTTTTAATAATAGCTTGCCTGCTGATGGAAAGGTATATCATGAAAATAGTAGAAGTCAAAAAGAAAGACGGTAGCAAAGTGTACCGAGCGAGTGTTTATCTGGGAGTGGATCAGGTAACAGGTAAGAAAGTAAAGACAAGCATCACTGGACGGACAAGGAAAGAGGTTAAGAGCAAAGCCCAGCAAGCGCAGTTTGATTTTAAATCTAATGGATCGACAGTCAAAAAGACGGTACAGGTCAAGACCTACAAAGAGCTTGCTGCCCTATGGCTAGAAAGTCACAGGCTGACAGTTAGACCGCAAACATTTGCTGTGACCAGGAGGCAGGTTAATCATCATCTTATCCCTGAGTTTGGGAGTATGAAGATAGACAAGATAACGCCTAGCAGCATTCAGGAGTTTATAAACGAGCTAGCTCCTAAACTTGTAAATTTTAAGGAGATTAACTCAATTAACAGAAGAATACTGCAGCATGGAGTAACTTTGCAACTGTTGACATCTAACCCTGCGCGTGATGTGATTCTGCCTAAGAAGCAAAAGAAAGGCAGAGAAGCTGTTAAGTTCATAGAGCCGGATAACTTAAAGGCGTTTATCGATTACGCTGAAAAGCTATCTACAAAGAGCTACAAGCATTATTACCGCTTTGTGGTCTTTAAGTTGCTGCTGGCCACAGGATGCCGCATAGGAGAGTTGACAGCCCTAGAATGGTCGGATATTGACCTAAAGGAAAAGACAATCACAATCAGTAAAACCTACAGCCAAGAAATTCGGATGATAGGGGAAACAAAGACAAAAGCGGGTACTCGAAAGATAAGCATAGATTCCAAAACTACGCTGATGCTGAGGCAGTACCAGAATCGTCAGCGCCTAATGTTCTTAGAAGTTGGGGCTCAAGCTCCGTCTGTTGTCTTTGCCACTACAGTTAGAGAGTATCTGCCAAGGCATTCTCTCCAACAGATTATAGATAAGCGTTGCGAGACATTAGGCATCCCACGTTTCACTTGTCACGCTTTCCGCCATACTCACGCTAGTTTATTGCTAAATGCTGGTATCAGCTACAAGGAGTTGCAATATAGGTTAGGACATTCTAATATATCCATGACCTTAGATGTGTATAGTCACCTCTCCAAGGACAAAGAGAAAGAAGCTGTTTCATATTATGAAAAAGCTATAAATAGTCTATAAGTCCACAAAAAGGTGAACAATTTTATAAAACAACTTACTTACAAAGGTTATAAACCTTATTAAATCAACGTTTGAAAGGATAATAAAAGAAAATATGACGAAAATTCGCGGATTCGAGCTGGTTTCCAGCTTTACAAATGAAGATTTGTTGCCCAAGAGAGAGACGGCTCACGCAGCGGGCTACGATTTGAAAGTGGCAGAGCGGACCCTCGTTGCGCCAGGGGAGATTAAGTTGGTTCCGACTGGTGTCAAGGCCTATATGCAGCCGGGCGAGGTGCTCTATCTTTACGACCGCTCGTCCAACCCTCGTAAAAAAGGCCTGGTCTTGATTAACTCCGTTGGGGTCATTGACGGCGACTACTATGGTAATCCTAGAAACGAAGGGCATATCTTTGCTCAGATGAAAAACATCACAGATCAGGAAGTCGTCCTTGAAGTTGGCGAACGTGTGGTTCAGGCTGTCTTTGCACCATTTTTGATTGCGGATGGAGATGAAGCGGAAGGTGTGCGGACCGGCGGATTTGGGTCGACAGGACATTAATATGAAAATCATTTTTATCCGTCAC